GTAGTCAGGCGCTTTTGGCGAGCTTTTCTTGCCCATGATTAATCCACCTACAGTCTTGTTTAGTTAATGTCGTCAGGACAGCATCTATGCCATCACCGTAAACGTCAGGGATTCTGGTAATTTCTTTCAGCCCCACGTGCTTAATAAACTTCAATGCCTTCGGGTTATCTGAAGGGGTAAATCCTACTACCAACTTTCTGCCAGACTCCTCACTGAACACAAAGTTAAATATTTCAGTCAAAAATCCGTATTTAATAATGACCGGATTATCAATCCAAATATGTATCTGGCAACTATTCGCTGTCCACGTATCAAACAAGCATATCCCTAATGGCCCTGTCTTGGGGTCTATGGCAGTAATCCCACGGCTATCCGCACAAGCCCTAGGTAGCGCATCTTCGGGAATGTGCTTGATATGGTGCGATTCTGTCGGGACAAAGATAATCACATCCAGCCACCCTGATCGACCAACAAATCAAACGCCACCAGTACCGTTCTGGCTGACGACCTGCCGCGCATTGCCACCGCTACGTGCCTACCCATCCCAAACGATCCCCGCGCAGCATCAATCACCGCCGCAGAACCACCCCAGATAGCATCATCCCAGTTATCTAAATCCCACCGTCCCGCTTCGTTTAAGTCGCCCGAAGGGGCTGTGGTTAATTCAGCAACATCATAGTTATACCGCGCCACCACTGAATACGCAGGTACAGCGTCAGCAAGAAAGTTGGGTCTAATGTACTGAACGCGCTTGTTTGACGGGCCTGTGCCTAAGTCCTGAAAGCTAGTAAGCACTGACCAATCCACGGGGGCAGCAACACCATCAACATTCGGCTCTAACCAGACATTATCCCTATTACCTTCTTTTATCTGCAGGCTGTTTCTATCACCGGCAGTCCAGTAGGTCTTACCCCGCCAACTGACCGTATGGTATTTGTCCAGCCCACGGATCATTGACCACGCCTGATTACCGAAATATTGTACAAACGCCACGTTGCCATTCTTGGAATCTTGTGGGGTTTCTATGTGAATCTGCGCATCTTCAGTGTGGACCACAATCTGCCAGCCCAGTTCTTCACGCCGTTCTGTCATCACCCGTCGAATGAAAGGGCTGATTTTAGCGGTTAGATAGGTATTCGGGTCATTGGTGCTACTACCATTTAATAACTGTGATATCGGCAAAAGCCCGTAGACAGACAGGATATACACTTCACCACCGAATTCAGTACCAAAGCGGTTACCCGTAGGCACTCCACCGACAAACCAAGACCCCTGTAAGGAGAATTTTGTTGCATCATCAGGGTCAGTGCCTTGATAGACAATCACATCACCCGCGCCTGATACAGCCACCAGCAGGTCATCCAGCCCTAAGCCACCATCCAGCGACCAGTTATAGATAGCCCGTAATGACCCACCCTGCCTGAATTGTGAGCCAAAATTGAATTTAGTGGCAGCGCCGAACAACGTGGCAACATCCAGATACCAGCCATTAGCTGAATTATTCTCAACAAACCAGACGCGATTCTTCCAAATCACCACAAAATCGAAGCCGGTTGTTTCGACCACGTATCAGTGCTCTGGGTGAAAACGTGATAACCGTTAACTGCGTCACATAACAGGATAAAAAGGGCATTACCATCGTTGCTAAACAGCACAAAGGAGCAATAACCAGCCTCACCGGTAGTGTCGTCCCAAGTCAGCATCTTGGTCGGGGCTAATTCACCCGCAGCAGTACAATCCCAGATACCTTCGTTGTTAGCCACAAACAACCTGTCATCAGCGGTTGTATGCCCTTCAAACGGGATAGCTGTTTTACCTATACCACCCGTCCAGCCCTTCGCCCATTCTTCAAAACCCTTTCGAACCACCATACCAAGGTCTTGGCTGACCAAATTATATGTGTAGACACACTCCCCCATCGACATCATCGCTAGGGACTGAACAGCGTTAATACCTTCGATAGACCCAGGGACGGTGGTGCCGGTGGTGGCTTGCTCCTGACCTTGCCGCAGGTTGGGGAGTGCCATTACATGCCCCCATAATTTGTATCAGGTACGGAGGTGAAACCGTTTAGGTAAGGCATACCCCTGCCCTGTCTATAGCTTCCCGCAGTCAGAATCGCAGCACTGTTATCCTTGCCTGTCCACGACCCGAATGACTGCCAGAAACTATCCTGCGCTTTCTGGCTATCAAAACCTTTAGCCTCGAGAAATTTAACTTTTAGTAGTCGGGTAACAAGCTGTGGGGGAAACAGGATAACGTCTGCCGAAGTTTCGATAGTGTCTGAATATTCAACAGGGGCTACTCCCGCTAACTGAATAAAGTTTCGGCTAATGTACTCGAAGTTAATATCCAGACCAGAAGGCATTGGGTCTTGTGGGAATATCCAAAGCTGATTCTGGTCAAACCGGAAGGAAGCGTAGATGGTAGAGCCCACAAGATCGCGCCCCAGAAGGTAAGTCCAATCCTGTGCGCTTAACGGACCAGCCAAAGGCACGTTATTACTACGGTCCCAACCGGTTTGATCTATCATATAGGCGAAATCAGAAGGTAGGTCTAGCTTGCCTTCTTCACCTGTCGTTGTTGTGTGTTGAAACTGTCGGGTGAGTATCTGCCACGGATACATCTCCATCAGTTCTTGCAGGGACGAGTTAAGCAGGTATCGGAGTTGGATGAACGCAGCATCAGCAGAACTCAGCGCATCAGGAACTGGGGCTAACCCCACCTCCACAGCCACTTGGTTCATTGCATCATTTACAGATTGATATCTCTGGGTTGCCACGATTAGCCTCCGTTAATCCTCTTTCTTGGGCTTCTTTTTAGTGCCGCCCTTTAACCCTGCCAGTTCTTCGCGCATTTCAAGCATGACGTTTTCAAGCGCACTAATTGCATTATCCCGTTCCTCAAGTTGTGCTTGCATAAAGGCAATAGGAGCCTCTTTTGCCGCTAAATCAATCCATGAACTAGCCCGTTTCTTCAAGTCTGCCAAGCCCATAAACTTTGATACCTGTACATCGTTTAAGTCAGCCAGCATCTCAACTGTCTTGATATTCAGGGCTTGTAACTCCAGTGCCTGAGACTTGGATATCTGGTTCCATTCATCAACCGGCGTACCCTCTACCGGCTGATCCATGTTATTCAGAAAGGCGTTATATTCGACATTGAATCGGTTGTTGTCGTCCTTCGGGTTCAGCCCTGTCCTGATAGGGCGTTCAACAATAGAATCCTTGTCCCCTGGCACCATGATTTTCACATACGGTAATTCAGTGAATATGGGCCTACCTTCGGCTAACGACTTTTCTTTGTCCTGAACCGCGTGTTGATAGAATTCAACAAAAAGCCCGTGACTTGTTCTTGGTCGCTCCTGCGCCTCTAACCTCATTTCTAAATCTGACATTTTATTTTCCTTCTGGGGAGTTAGTGCTCAGCAATAATACTGAGTATCGGGTTGAAAATGTTACTGCCTTCGTTCTGTACCCGCAATAGACTGCCTTCAGGCCAAGCTACCAACATTGAACCTGTGCTTCTAAGGGTACTTGTTGCTTCGGTATTGGTTAGTGCTCCGTCTATAAAATACTTAAGGCTTGAGGCGCTAACGTCTGATCTGGCAAGAGAATATTGCACAATAGTCAGGTCAAACGGGGCGACAATGCCAGTATCTGCGGTGGACATGGGTACGCCTGCGATGGACAGGTAATCGCCATCAGCCAGCTCGTTATCATTGCCTAGCGCAAAGGTGATTGAGCGCTTATCGGTGCGTTCAAGTGGGGTAAATGCGATTAGCCAGCCGTCAATAGTCGCCAGAATGGTATAAATGCCTGTTGCTGCTTCTGATACATCGCCTATGACCGGACTGACACTGGTGAAGGTCACGCCGTTACCACTGACAGATACGATAGTGATGCCTAACCGCTCTACTACAGAGGTGAGTTCAGGCAGGGCAATGGTCTGGGCGGTTGGGGCAGCAGCGAAGAAGCGTTTATTGTCGTCAATGTCTGAATCAGCCAGTGTTTCACTGGCAGCAACGAGCGGGACAGGCTCAACCCGCTGGAGATTGGTTGAATCAAGATTCTCCTGTAGGTACTGACGCAGGTCAGCCGCTGTGATATCCCCCGCACTGTTGT